AACTCTAGCAACTAATGCCAATAAAGAATTGCAAGATCGTGAAAAGAAAGAAAAGATCGTAAAGCGTTCTAAAAGAGAAATGAAAAAGAAAGACGATGCTGAGATTGAATCAAAGGCACGTCGTGATGGTGGTCCAGCTGATGTATCAGAAGAAGGTGGCGCAGGCGACCAAGGTACTGATAAATTGGTGAACAAATATAAAAAGGATACACCAAATTGTTAAGATTTACTCAGTATCTTGCTGAAGGTATCAAGCTTAAATTGATCCGAGGCAAAGATCAAGATGTACTTAAGATGTGGGATACGAAGGAAAAGAGTTGGGTCGAGCTGAGAGGTAAACCCGGTTTTGAAAGAAAATACGACGCCAAAGATCCGTTACATAAAGCAATTGCTGCTTTGGGGAAGTCTGCTAATATATCTGACTTCGTAAATGGAGATGAGGTAAGTATTAATCCAAACCATCCTGATGGTAAGAAGGCACTAAAAACAATAAAAGGTCTGATGAAATGATTAGTTTTAAACAGTTTTTAGAAGAAGGCACACTAGATGAAGGCTCCGAATCATGGGAAGCCGGATATAAAAGACGTGTCGTAAAAACTACAAAACCTGAGCATAAAGCAAAAGGACACAATTGGCGTATCAAAGGTAAAGATCGTCCTGAGATCTCAATTAAGCTTTATAAAGAAAAACCTTCACAGGCTGAGTTTAATAAACAGATGCGCAGAGTAGCGGGGCACGAGTTCGGTGGATAGATTTAGTAAATATACAGAAGATCGTATCGATGCTATTTGCGAAGAGTGCGATCTATATGAAGATCTAGAGATTACAGAGTCAGAGTTTGAAGGAAAGAAAGTCAAACTCAATGATCCTATTCGTACTTCTGAGAACCCTAATAAGAAATTTAAGGTTTACGTTAAGAACGACAAAGGTAACGTTGTGGTAGTTCGCTTCGGCGATCCAAACATGGAGATCAAAAGAGATGATCCTGCTAGACGTAAAAGCTTTAGAGCTCGACACGGTTGTGACAATCCTGGCCCTAAGTGGAAAGCCAAGTATTGGTCATGTTACCAGTGGAGAGCCGGCGCAAGTGTCGATAACTAATAAATATCAATAAAACTACAAAGGGTAAACCTATGAGACGTTTCAAAAATCATATTGAGCTTGACAAAGGTATGAAAGAAGAAGTTGAACTAAATGAAGCTTCTTTTTCTGCTGATGTTACTTCTGAACCAGGACCTTTAAAAAGATATGTTAACACTGCTTTGAAAAAAGGCTTAAAAACTAAAGTAGTTAGACACGGTGGTGCAACTGAAGTTATTTTAACTGGTGATAGAGATGTTATTACCAAGTTTTTGAAAAGTCAAAGATTTTCTGCTAAAGAAATCGAGCGCGGCTTTGCTAAAATGTCAGAAGCTTACAGACCTCCTACAGCAGCTGAAATCAAAAAAGATAAAGAGCGTGAAAACGCTGGCAAAAAACGTCCAAGTATGGATCATAAATCTGTATCTAATAAGCTGTATGTAAACATGCGTCCAAAGCTTAAAGAAGAAGAAATTGCAGAAGCTATTAAGGCTTATTGCTTAGAAGAAAACATTTCTGCCGACGATTTGGCTGATATGAACGAAGAACAACTTGATGAAATCATCGGTAAAGTTGTAGGTGGCGCTGTTAAGATGGCAGCAAAAGGTGCTTATAGAGCAGCTGTGAATAAGCAAGGTAATTTTAGATTATCTAGTGCAGGCAGAGCAGATAGAGCTGAAAAAAGAGCTGCTGCTATGGAAAAGAAAAATAAAGATCGTGAACGCATTAGAGCAGCTCAAAAGAGATTACAAGCTGCTAAGCAAAAAGCACGACAAAAATAATAAATAAACCATAAGAGCTTATAAGGAGAACAAAAATGGCATCTTGGGGTAAAACTGACAGCGCAGCGGACGCACCAAAGTATTTGGAAGACGATGCGAACAACACTAACAAGTCACATGACAAAGACAACGCAATCTTTGTAGACTTGACAGAGGCAGGAGTAGCAGCTAACCGTGCAAAAGGTATTAAAACACCTGGTTGGAACCTGTATAATACTTACACAACAGCTGACGGCCGTACACGTCACATTGTAGAACCATTGGTAACAATGAAAGTTTCTGCAACTGACGCAGGCGACGCTGGTGTAACAGGTAATACAGCGGTTGAAGATACTATCGTGGCTGACAGCTAATACTTGGTTGATATAGAATGAAATTGACAGAATCAACCTTTCTGTTATTTGCTTCCAAATATTATGATAATCCTCACTGCTCTGATATTGTAGAGTTTGAGGAAGATCTGAAAAGATTTCAATATTTGCGCAAACTATTTGGAAGGTATAGACAAGATAATGATTTAAAAGAAAGGTTGATTCTAAACCACTTAATAATCATTTATAATGTATTTGGACATGAAGCTACTAATATGTTGTTTATGAAGCTTCACGAGTATCATGAATATTTAAAACCATTCGTTGAGTATTTAAATTTTATGCCTCGTGAAATTATCTACGACGATATTCGTATTCATAAAGATAATATTAAGAGCGATCAAATAATCAAGGATAAACTCGAAGGAATCTGACCTATGGTCGTTGACTTATTTTTAGTATACCAATTCATACGACGTCTCGCCACACCGTTTGATAAGTGGGATGCGTATAAGGAAGGTATCATTGACGATAAAGGTAAAGTCCTAATTAAAAAGAAAGACTTTACTAATAGCCGCCAGCGTAAAGCTTGGGGGATCTTTGATATTATGATTGCAAATCTTAAGAAGATTCTCGGTAAAGTTCCAGGCGGACAATCTCGTCTTGCTTCATACGCTGCAGCACTCTTTCTAATTAAAGAATACAAAGCATTTACCGATGAGTCTATGCTTACAGAAGATCTTACTGAAGAAGATCTAGAAGAATCATTACTATTATTTAATGACCGATATGTCAATTATATCACAGAAGAAAGCGATGTCAAGGATTTATTGATAGAAAAGCTTAAAAAGTCTGATGATATGGGTACATGGATTAAAGATTTCTATGACTCAGATGCTCCTCAATTCAAAGGCAAATCAAAAGAAAAACGTCGTAAGATGGCGGTTGCTGCAAAGCTAGCTGCTATGGATGAAGAGATCCATCCAGATGTAGTAAAAGCTTATAAGAAAACTCGAGACGCTGAGCATAAGCACGGAGAGTATAGCACAACTGCTACTAAGAGAGCTGTTACAAGAACTGCAAATACTTTATCTAAAAAGATTAAACAGCATCATCCAGGTCTTGATATGCAAGGTAATATTAAGCTTCGCACTCAATTACAAAATATGAAAGAAGAAGCAGATTTAGATGAACTATCAATGTCACTTAAAGATATTCAAAAAACTGGCCTTAATAAAAAAGCATACGGCACTGATAAAGATAAGCTAAAGAAAGATCTTGAAAGACTTAGAAAAGGTTTGAAGAAAGAAAGTCTTGAAGAAGCTGCAGCACCTCGCTGGAAACGCGCAGGCCCTAACGGCGAGATTCAAGCTACCGTCAATGGTAAGAAATATCAAATTGAAAAATCATTAGATCATAACGAGCGCCATAGAGGCGAGTGGAAAGTTATGGTGTGGGACAAGCGCAGAAGCAGCTGGGAATGGGAAACAACTGAATACGGTAAAGCCAATGCTAAGGCATGGATTATGGATAGATTACAAGAAGAGCCTGCAAACAATGTAAGTTCTGGTAATATTGCAGGTATGGACGGATCTGCATTTTCTAAGGAAGCGCAAAAGCGCTGGACATCACAAAATAAATCATCTAAAAAGAAAAGACTGAGAGATATAATGGGAGATCGTAAATGATTACTTTAGAACAATTCAGTGCTATGATTCCTAAAAATAAAGATCCTGAATCATGGTACGAAGCTGCAACTGAACTATTTGAAGCTTATGAAATTAATACACCAAACCGTATTGCTGGTTTTATGGCACAGTGTGCTCATGAATCACTTGACTTTACTCGGTTGGAAGAAAACCTTAATTATAGCGAAAAGGCATTGAACTCAGTGTTTGGTCGTTACTTTGGCGCGGGGAAAAGAGATGCTAAAGATTATGCAAGGAATCCAGAGAAGATTGCGAACTATGTTTACCAAGATGAATTCAGAAGTAAGCGAGGAGCAATGGGTAATGTTCATGACGGCGATGGGTGGCTCTTCAGGGGCCGTGGAATCAAGCAGCTTACTGGCCGCAACAATTACACAGCGTTTGGCAAAACAGTCGGAATGTCAGCAGAAGAAGCAGCAGAATATGTAGCAACACCTAAAGGTGCTATCGAATCTGCATGTTGGTTCTGGAAAACAAATAAACTTGAAAAATGGGCCGATAAGGGTGACAATGTAGGGTTGACAAAAAAGATTAATGGTGGTACTATAGGATTAGATGATAGAAATCGTCGTTGGGAAGAAGCATTGGCTATTCTTGGAGGTGAAGTACCAGCACCGGCACCAAAGGCTGCACCTAAGGCAGCAGGTAGCCGTACATTGCGCAAAGGCATGCAGGGTGATGACGTTAAGCGCATGCAAGAAGTTCTTGGTATTGCTGCAGATGGAGACTTTGGTTTCGGCACATTGACAGCAGTAAAGAAATGGCAGAAGCTAAATGGTCTTGCAGCAGATGGGATCGTAGGTCCTGCAACACAAGCCAAGATGTTTGGATGAATAAATAGATAAACAAATCACTAAAAAGGAGAGCTACTATGGCTTTGGAAGATATTGTAAAAGCGGCTATGGAAAGAGAGCCACTTAAAATTAAAGAAGCGTTTGAGTCTGAAATGGAAACTCGCATCATGGCTGCTTTGGAAGAAAAGTACAAAACTGCTCTGAAAGAAGCAGATGAAGATGAGGATGAAGACGACGACGAAGATGATGAAGACGAAGATGAGGATGAGGACGACGACTAAGTCTCCTTACAAACATTGATGTTTGCATCGATTAAAATTGCTATCGTAGTAGTGGTGCTAGCCACCGGCGGTGTTGGATATATGTATGTCCAAAAGTTACAATCAGATTTAGAAACTGCACGCGCAAATGTTGCTAAAATGGAAGTAGCTGTACAAACTGCCGAGGCTAGCATTGCTACGTTAAGAGCAGATCAAGCACAAATGCAACAATTAAATCAGACTCTGCAAGCCGATTTGCAGAAAGCAGAAGCATACGGCGATGATCTTCGTGGTAAACTTCAAAGACATAATTTAACAAACCTAGCTTTAAAAGAGCCAGGTAAACTTGAAGGAAAGATGAATGGCGCTACAGCAAAACTTTGGCGCGAGCTTGAGCAAGAAACTGGCGGCGATGGGTCTGACCCTCTTCCTAGCTGGTTGCGCCCTCGGGAGACCGGAACCGGAGATACAAGTGGTGACGGAAATCCAGAAGACGACGGTGCCGACAGTAGCTCGACCGAAGCCAATCAATCTGACTGATACACGATTATACGTAGTTAATGAAGATAACTTAGAGGATTTCCTCAAAGAGTTTGAAGAAGTTAACGGCAATCGTGCATTTGTAGCATTTAGTGTGAAAGATTATGAGAACTTAGCTTTAAACATAGCTGAGATGAGAAGATATATCCAACAGCAAGGCGAAATAATTGTATACTATGAAGGGGCTGTTACTAAGCCGGAATAAATATTCCAAAGTATACAAGAGGACATGCAGTTGGACGAATTAAGAACAGACGTCGCACTTATTAAAAAAGACATTAAAACTATCGAAAGATATTTCGGTAAGTTTGATTCTGCATTAGAACAAATGGCAGAGATGTCTGAGCGAGTTGCAGTTCAAGGCGAGATGCTTAAGAATTGCCACGACAAGATCGAAGATCTTGAAGAAAGAATAGATATTCACAAACAAGAAGATGTTGCTCGCGCCGCTGTAATGACAGATCGCTTGGAGCAATATCGCATTTCTTCTAAGGAAGATCATCAAAGATTATCTGACCAAAACGCTCTTAACAGGGCCGAACGTAATCGTGAGATTATGGAAGCTCTTGCTAAGCTAAACGGAGCGTTAGATCAAAGAATCAAAGATCAAGAAGGTCGAATCAAGACTCTTGAAAACTGGAAATATTACATGATGGGTATAGGCGCGGTCGTAATGTTTATTGCGATGAAAATACAGTGGCCTACACTTTTTGGTTGACATTGTGTTGCACTAGTATATAATTATACTATACGTGAACACTGGATATATTATGGTAGATTTTGTAGACATTCAATATGCTCAAATGTTGTCGGGCCGCCTCGACAACTTTCGAATACGGCATACTTCCCCTTATAAAATTAATTTTAGATGTCCAATTTGTGGTGACTCTCAAAAGTCCCGCTCTAAGGCCCGTGGTTGGCTTCTAGAAAAGGATAACAGGTTCACCTATTATTGCCATAACTGTGGCGCTTCACAGGGCTTCCAGTACTTTCTAAAGTCTATCGATCCACTACTCTATAATGATTATGTTGCTGAGAAGTTTGTAAATAAAGCAAACAATACTATCAAAGATGACGTTACTCAGTTTCAAACTAAAAAGCCAGTCTTTCAGAAAGATCCTCTAAAAAAATTAAAAAAAGTGAGCCAACTCGCTCATAATCACGCGATCGTAAGATATATAAAGAAGAGGGGTATTCCACCTCATCATCATTATCGTCTTTACTATGCACCAAAATTCAAAACTTGGATTAATGAAATTATCCCAAATAAGTTTGAACATGTCGGTAAAGATGAACCCCGTCTGGTGATCCCTTTCTTAGATGAGAAAGGTAAAGTCTTCGGCGTTTCTGCTCGTGGGTTTAATCCTGACGGGATCAGATATATAACTATTATGTTTGATGAAAGGCCAAAGATCTTTGGTCTCGACAAAGTCAATTTTAACGAGCCTTACTATATAGTTGAAGGTGCGATTGACTCTTTCTTTTTGTCTAATGCCATCGCTATGAATGGCGCAGAAGGAAACGGTAATGCTGCAAATGAACGTGCAATATACGTATTTGATGCTGAACCACGTAATAAAGAAATCCATAAACGTATGGATAAAGTGATTAAGAACGGTCATAAGATTTGTATATGGCCAACCGATGTACCTGGCAAGGACATCAATGAAATGTATCTAAACGGTCTTAATGACATTGAAAAGATTATCGAAGATAATACTTATCAGGGTTTGCAAGCCGAATTGAAGTTTGCCGCATGGCGCAAAGTATAGGAGTATTGAATTTTGCATGCACGACTTATTTCCCATAGCCAACCCGCAGGTCGTATCTACGCAGGAGAACCTGCATTCAAAGGATTGGAAAACATCCAGGACCTCATCGCATATTGCGCCCGTGTCTCGAATCCATCCAACCAAGCTAACACCAAGACAACTCCAAAGTTACTTGGATATCTCATCGAACACAAACACTGGTCACCATTCGAAATGGCAAGCGCCTGCATCGAAGTCGAAACAACCAGAGACATCGCAAGACAGCTCCTCAGACACCGTTCGTTTTCATTTCAAGAGTTTTCTCAGCGGTATGCTGACGTTCGCGATCTTGGCGATGATTTTGTTCTAAGAGAGGCTCGTCTACAGGATACTAAGAATCGTCAAAATAGTATTGATGTAGATGATCCAAAGCTATCAGCAGAATGGAGAATGAGACAACAAGATGTAATCGACAAGGCAAAAGAACATTACAATTGGGCTATTGCAAATGGTATTGCAAAGGAACAAGCAAGAGCTGTTTTGCCAGAAGGATTAACTAAATCACGTTTATATGTTAATGGTACTATTCGTTCTTGGATTCATTTCATTGAATTGCGTTCAGGTAATGGAACACAAAAAGAACACATGGAGTTGGCTCGTGCAATTGCAGAAGCTATATCCAAAATTTATCCAGAAATAACCAATTTTGTTCAAGAATAACTACATATAGTTAAAAAATACGTAATAAATACTACATGTTGAGAGAGAAGGAAAATGAAGCATGCTGCAGGTCGTAAAGCGTGACGGGTCAAAAGAAGAATTAAATATCGAAAAACTACACAAGGTTGTCTTTTTTGCTTGTGATGGAATTTCAGGAGTAAGCCCGTCAGAAGTTGAAATCAAAAGTCAAATTCAGTTTTTTAATGGTATGACGACAAAGGAAATTCAAGAAACCTTAATTAAAGCAGCAGCTGACTTAATTTCTGAAGAAACACCAAACTATCAATATGTTGGCGGTCGCTTAGTAAACTATGCGCTTCGTAAAGAAGTGTACGATCATTACGAGCCTTGTCACGTAAAAGAACTTGTCGAGCGTAATATTGAGATGGGATTTTACGATCCTGAATTGATTACATATTACGATGATGATGAGTGGGACAAGATTAACGGATTCATCAAGCACCAGCGAGATGAGAATCTTACATACGTTGCTATGGAACAGTTGCGCGGCAAGTACCTTTGTCAAAACAGAGTAACTGGCGAAATTTTTGAAACACCACAAATGTGTTACATTTTGATTGCTGCTACTCTTTTCAATAACTACCCAAAAGAAACCCGTTTGAAATGGATTAAGGACTATTATGACGCTATCTCTCTTCACGATATCAGCCTTCCTACTCCTGTTATGGCAGGTGTACGTACTCCTCAACGACAGTTTAGCTCCTGTGTTCTTATCGAGACTGATGACTCTCTTGACAGCATTAATGCTACTTCTAGTAGCATCGTTAAGTACGTATCCCAAAAAGCAGGAATCGGTATTGGGGCTGGTTCAATCCGCGCTATTGGATCACCTATCCGCAAGGGCGACGCCTATCACACAGGAGTAATTCCTTTCTATAAGCACTTCCAATCCGCAACCAAGTCTTGTTCTCAAGGCGGTGTTCGTGGAGGTGCTGCAACATTGTACTATCCAATCTGGCACTATGAAGTAGAAGATCTTCTTGTATTGAAAAACAATAAAGGTACTGAAGATAATCGTGTTCGACATATGGATTACGGAGTACAGTTTAACAAGCTAATGTACGAGCGTTTGATTACAGGCGGCGAGATTACTTTGTTCTCTCCTGCAGATGTTCCCGGCTTGTATGAAGCCTTCTTTGCAGACCAAGATAAGTTCCGTGAACTATATGAAACTGCTGAGCGCAACACTCGCCTTCGTAAGAAGTCTATTCCTGCTGCTCAACTCTTTTCTATGTTTATGGAAGAACGTAAAAACACAGGTCGTATCTATCTACAAAACGTTGATAATGCAAACGATCATGGATCATTTATTCCAGAAGTTGCACCTATTCGCCAATCAAATCTTTGTGCTGAGATCGACTTGCCAACTAAACCATTGAATGATATCAATGATCCGGACGGTGAGATTAGTCTATGTACATTGTCTGCAATTAACTGGGGTAACGTAAAATCTCCAGAAGATTTTGAAAAAGCATGTACACTTGCTGTCCGCGGTCTAGATGCTTTGCTTTCATATCAAAACTATCCAATCCTAGCTGCTCAGTTGTCTACTGAAAAACGCCGTCCTATTGGTGTTGGTATTATTAACTTTGCTTATTGGATGGCCAAGCATGATCTATCCTATCAAGACATCACTCCAGAGGGGCTAGAATTGGTCGATGAGTACGCTGAGGCATGGTCATACTATTTAATTAAGGCTTCTGCTGATTTAGCTGTTGACATGGGATCTATTCCTGGTATTATGGAAACTAAGTATGGACATGGAATCACTCCTAACCAAACTTATAAGAAAGATCTTGACGAACTTGTTAAGCATAAAGAACGCATGGATTGGAAAGGATTACGTAAACAGCTCAAAAATACAGGTATTCGTAACTCTACACTTATGGCTCTTATGCCTTCGGAAACATCTGCTCAGGTGGCAAATGCAACAAACGGTATTGAACCGCCTCGTAGTTTGATTTCTGTAAAACAATCTAAACACGGTGTATTGAAGCAAGTTGTGCCTCAGTACTTCCACTTTAAAAATAAGTATGATCTACTATGGGATCAAAAATCTCCTCAAGGTTATCTAAAGATTATGGCAGTATTGCAAAAGTATATTGATCAAGGTATCTCAGTCAATACTAGTTACAACCCACAATTCTTTGAGGACGAGAAAATTCCAATGAGTGTTCTTCTACAAGACCTACTTATGTTCTATAAGTATGGTGGAAAGCAACTCTATTACTTTAATACTTATGATGGCCAAGGCGAGCTTGACGTTGACAAGATGACTGAAGAAGCTTTACCACAAGGTGAACTAGACGACGCAGACTGCGAAAGCTGCACTATTTAACATTTAAACATAAAGGAATTCAAATGAGCGTTTTTGACGTACAAAACCGTGTTGACCATACATCTGTCGCATCTTTTCTAGATCCCAGCGGTGGCCCAACGATTCAACGTTATGACACTTTGAAGTACAAACAGTTTGATCAGTTGACTGACAAACAACTAGGATTCTTTTGGCGGCCTGAAGAAGTAGACATCTATCAGGATGCTAAGGATTTTAAAGCACTTACATCACACGAGCAACACATCTTTACTTCAAACTTGAAGCGTCAAATTTTGCTCGATTCTGTACAAGGCCGTGCTCCGGCTGAAAGCTTTGGTAGTATTGTTTCATTGCCTGAGCTTGAGAATTGGATCATTA